TTTCTCAAAACTGACGACTTTTTAAAACCACCCACACCGATGTTGTACGCAAGTGAAACACACGCGCTGAATTGATTCTCGTTGAGCGGTTGTGTTATCAAAGCACGAACAGAAACGGCGAATTTGTCTACAACGTTTTTCGCTAACTGCTCCGCTCTCGCTTGTGTTATTACGTCGCCTTCTTTAACCTTCGTTCCGTCTTCGTAAAACGTATTTCCGTAACCAATAGTCCACACGTTTGCAGGACACAAATAAGCCTTCAATCGACAACCTTCAAAACGCTTCAATAGAGCGTAACCGTCCGCGTTAACTTTCATTCACTAAGCGTTTAATTTGTTTCTCTTTTTTCAAAAGGTAGCGACGAAACTTTTCTTCGTAGACCTTTTGTTTCACTAAATCCTTTTTGCGCCCTGCTTTCGCCATTTGTTTTTGTTTTAGTTATCTAATCCAACCTAAACCCTGTCTTCTATAAGTATAAGAACGTCTGTCGCGTCCGTCGCTAATCTCAAAAGCGTTCGATGGATAAACATTTGTTTGTGACCAAATCTGCTGCGTTGTGTTCGTCGTGTACTCTGGAAAGTCTGATTGATTGAAACATAAAAAGTCGACCATTCTTTGAGTGTAGAACATTGCTTTCGAACGCGATTGATCGCGGTAGTTCTGCAAGTCTGTTTGTGTTATCGGTGTAGTGTCTTCGCTTGTGCGAATTACTAAACTTCCGTTGTCGGTTTTAACGTACAAATGAGGAAGCATTTCGTACAAAGACCACCACATTATCATTCGGCGTAAGTAAGTGTCAAGAAGTTCCTCATATGCGCCCGTAACGTCGTCGTTTACAACGTCGTCTTTAATCTTGTTGTAAAGGTCAGTTCCCAAATATAATTGAGCGTATTCGTCTTGTGCTAAATAGATAGCAGGGTACATCAAAAGCGGGTCAACGCTTCCGTTAATCCAACTGTATTTTTTTATGTAGTTTTCGTCAATGAGTAGAACTTCGGGTTGTAGTGCCATTGTGTTTTTTATTAAGGGTATTTAAGTGAACCGCGTGTTGGTGTGTTAATCGGAGCAACACCTTCTTCTCCTTTTTGCGGAACGTATGGGTTATTACCAACGCGCTTCTCGTTGTTCAATCCGTCGTTCGGAAGTATGCGTCCTTTTGAATCTCTTTTGCGAATGTAAATTTGACGCTTCCAAACGTGGTGGCAAAAACAACCGCCTTTCCAAATAAACAAATCGTAAGAACTTTGTCCTTCTGGAGCGAAGGATTTGTTCACTCCTACCTTGCTCATTTTCTGAATATCTTCGTAACGAAAGATTGCGCCTAACTGCGACATTCGAACCATTTCTTTGCAAAACTCACGACTATTTTCGCTTATGTTTTGAGAGTATGCGTAACGCAATTTATACAAACCAATATCACCCCATTTAGATTCCTTTTCTCCTTGAGCGTCGCTCATTGAAGGCATCTTGTTACGCTTCGCGAAAAACTCGCTTGTGTATTGCAATTCGTTTTCGGGTTCAGTTACGTCTTCTTCGCTTACCAACTGCCATTCGTCTAAATCGATGTACTCCGCTTTTTCTTTTAGTACATCAATCCACTCACGACCGTCTTCATCTGAAAAGTCGTTGTCAGCATCCGCAACTACTTTTTTTTTTAATTCGATTGATTGTGTTGTTGGTTCAACAACTACAGTAACGTCGTCGAAAACGTTGTTCATTTCAATCTTCAAATCACTTCCCAAAATTGGCGCGAAAGTATTTGTTATGATTCGTTGGTAAGGCTTGATTACTTGGTTGTTGAAAATCTCTAAACCTACCAACATTTCATCCTTATTTGAACCGAAGCCGTTAGATTCGCGTATACCGTGAATAAGAGGCGACACAACGCGGTGTCCAACCATGATTTGCTTCGCAGTTTCTTCTGATAAGAATTGATATTGTTTGTCCGCATCTGAAAGAGGGAAATCTTTGATGTCGGGAACGCGTGTAGGATCTTCGTTGAAAGTCATTAAGAACTTCCCCGCGTTACTTGCACCGCTCAATCTTTCTTCCCACTCGCGACGAATTGCTTCACGTTCTTCTTTTTGCGGGATGCCATTCAAGAAGTTAATGATGAATGAAGGAAATAATCCGTTCAAGATATTGTTGACGTGGTACATCCCCATTTGATGCGACAACTCGATATAATTCAACGCACCGAAATAGTCGGGTTTTGGATAGTATGAACTTCCTGCCATCATTCCGTGAGCGTAAATAACTTGTCGTGGTTGTTCTTGCGCCTGTGAAGGGTTGAACGCAGGTATAAATTCGGGTTTGCCTTTCTTCGAACGTGAGTTCTTCCAGTCTTTCGAATACCAAACACCTGTTATTTCTTCCTCTTCTTTGTCGTAAGCAAGACGACAGTTCTCAAAAGGCAAATGGTTGATTTTAACAACGCGTGTGAAGTCCATTGACCATATCACTTCCGCAACAAAAGCACCTTGTAGTTTTAAGTCGAAAGAAATGCCTTGAAGCGCACTATCTAAAATAGTCCCTGTACCTTGCCCCTCAATCATAAACGCAATTGAGTTAGTCAACGCGTTGTGAATTGGTGAATTGTAGTATAGGTTGATTAAGTATTGCGGATATAAATTGTCCGAACCGTAATTTATGTATCCTGCTCTATTTTCTGATTCACTCGCTTCAGTTGGAATGTATCGGCTTAACGCTATTTGTTGAATGTTGCTCATTATGCGCCTGTATATATTACGTCTACGGGAATCGTAGGCGTTGAAACGTCAAAGTAAATTGTTCCATTAGAAAGAATCATTGAACCTCGTTCAACCAAACCAACAACGGAAGCATCTGTTGGATCTAAATTGCTGTTGCTGTTTTGTCCGTACACATCGTACTTATACTTTCCAGCGTCAGTTAGACCAACTGTTGTTAAACGAATCTTTGTGACACGTTCGTTCTCTGTGATTACGGTAACGACTTGTGCGAGTTGTTCGCCTGTCATTTCGTAAGTAAGAATTAAAAGATAGTTTGTGAACGCAACGTTGAAATACTGACGACCTTCATCGAGTGAAAGCCAAGCATCTTGATTCGCTGTATTTGTGTTCAAATAAACCATTCTATCTTTTTATTTGTTCGTTGAAATTACAACACAGAGGGACGCATTGCCCCTCTATGTGTAAAAGTTTTTTGTCAGTTATTAGTCAAGGATTGACAAAGGCGCACCGCTCAATTTGTACGCTCTCTTTGGAGTTTCGTGTACAAATGCAAGTGTGTATCCGTTCATATCACCCAAAGTTGCTCCAGTCGCTGCTGTTGCAGTAGAAAGGTCTGCTCCGTACTCATATCCAACAGCCCACCAATTGTCGTTTGAATCGTTAACGAAAACCATTGGACGTGCTTGTGCAACTGCTTGTAGTTCCAAACGCTTTGCAGAACTTAATTTGTTCAACATAATGTTAACCGTTTGCGTGTAGAAAATAGTTCCTGCATCGCGGTTAAAGTTAATTGTTTCCTCAAACGATCCTGTTTGAGTTGGCAATTCATATGTGTACAAATCAGCACCTGTTGGGCCTATAATAGCAGTAACAATTTCGTTTGCGTCAAAAGTCAATGAAGTAACGGTGTCGCAAAGAATAATCTTTTTGATACCACCAATTCCATCTTTACACGGAAGTTCAATGCCAGAGGTTAATTCACACATTTTTTAATTTTTTATTAGCACAAAAGAGGGGTGGTTTTTATGCCACCACCTCTCTATGTGCAAGGGTTAGAATGGTTGAGATTATGCAGTGTATTGGTAGAATGCGATTTCGTCACCGAATCCGTACTGAACACCTGCGAAGAAAGAAGCTGCGAAACGTACGTTGTCAGAAAGGTCGTATTGGTACATATCCAAAACTGCAACGTTGTTCCATTGGTCAAGAAGGTTTGTTCCGAACCACAAGTTAGACTTCTGATACATAGCCATTGTGTCGTCAGACATACCAGGACACTCGATGATGTCATACTGACCCTGCCAAGTCATCTTCACAGTCTCACCTTGATAAAGGTAGCTTCCACCACCAAGACCAAGAATTGCAGTTCTGAATGCTTCAGCAACGTTTGAAGAAACTGCGATAACAGGCTTTTCAGTAGCACGACGAACGCGCACAGGAAGTGTTAAAACCAAACGATTCATTTCGTCGATTACGTTAGTGCTGTCGATAGCAACTGGAGTAGCAACGTCAAGAACAGTAGCGTCAGCCAAGAACAATGTTTCGAAACCTGCGTACTCACCTGCGGTTGCGTTAACACCCTGCCAAATCAAACGCTCGTTGTTTGCAGCAATACCCGCCATAACGTTAGCAATTAATGCGTCAGTCAATGAAGCGTGTAATTCGTTGTTCTGCTCTGAGCGAGATTCCCAATCCGATAAAAACGTATTTTTACAAAGTTGACGCTGTACTTGGAATTTCTCCAAAGTCAAGATTCTTTCAGTTAAAGTAACTGTTCCTGTTGGAGTGAAATCGCAAGTAGCATTAGCAAATGTTACGTTGTCAACAAGACGACGAACAACTTGTTTGTACTCGATGTTTTCTTTGAAAGTAACTGCTGCAAGAGACTCGTTACTTAAGAACGCAGCGCGGATATATCCTGCTGCCTCTTTACCAGCGTATGTGGTAGTTAATGAAGTGGTAGTAGCCATTTTTTATTGTTTGTTTTTTTATTTGTTTAGATGAAATAAGAAGCGTTCCTCTGCGCTCATCTTGTTGTAAGATTTAGCAGGAGCTTGCTTCGCTTGTTTAACTTCTTTGATAGATTGAACCGCAGGTTGTGCGCTCAACTTCTCTACGTTAGATGAAAGTTCTGCGTTTGCCTTTTTCATTTCAGCAAGTTCGCTTTCAAGTTTAGCAACCAAAGACAAAAGACCTTCAACCTCTGCGTTGAATGTTTCTTCAGCAACAACCTCTGTCGCTTGTTCTTCTTCGATGATTACTTCAACCTCTGGAGATTCTTCTTCCATTGGCTTTAATTCAGCAACAAGACCACCGCTTACAACAACAATGATTCCTTCTGCTGTCTTGTACTCGCCGTCCGCTACAACAACCTCGTTGCCTTCTGCGTCCTTTGCGAATACACGAACACCAGCTGCCCAAGTGTCGCTGTCCGAGTAGATGCTTGTTCCGTCCTCTAAAATCGCTTCAACCATTTGCTTCACCTCAACAACCTCTTCGGCTGATAGGCTAACATTGTGTTTCGCGAAAAGAGCGTTTACTTTTTCTCGTAAGTTCATAATATGTTTAATTAAATATTTAGTAACTAAATAGAAAAGAAGGTATATTTGTTTCATAATTGATTCTTTTCATAGTTTCTATTTGATTTTAGGTTTGGCGGAGGGAGTGATTACCCTCCGTTTTTTTATCCTAATGAATCAAGTATTGCGTTTAACGTCTTCATTTCGTCCTCATTCAATCCATACGACTTAAACCCCATTTTACCGCCCTCGTTCGTTATCTTGGTGAG